AATTACAAATCCACCAGTAGAAGTTGTAACGTCAGTGACCGTAAGATTATCATTAACGTTGACTGTTCCACCATTAGAATCAAGTATTAAATTACCAGTGACGGTATCAATTGTATTATCATTTGTAATTCCAATTTGAATATTATCAATCGTAGCTCCGCCGTTCGCATCAATCGCACCAGCAAATGTGGAAATACCGGAAACATTTAGATTGGTTAGATTAGTCTGAGTGCTATTCAGTGTGGCAATCGTACCAACACCAGTATAATTCAGATTTGTACCACTAATATTAGTTACAATTCCACTATTAATATAAGCATTAGTAGAATATAATGTGGCAATACTACCAATACCACTGTTCAGAAGATTATTGGTTAGATTATTAATCGTACCAGTTGAGCTATTCAGAGTGGTGATTGTAGCGATACCACTTGAAAGTCTTGTGTTGGTTAAATCAGTTACGACACCAACATTAATATAACCATTCGATGCATAAAGGTTGGTAATCGTACTGGTGCCAACAACTTCTCTAGTAACATCTAGATTTGTAATTGTACCAACACCAGTATAATTCAGATTTGTACCAGAAATATCGGTTACAATTCCACTATTAATATAAGCATTGGTAGAATATAATGTAGCGATACTACCAATACCACTATTCAGAAGATTATTAGTTAGATTATTAATATTACCAGTCGAACTATTCAGAGTAGTAATTGTAGCGATACCACTCGTAAGTCTGGTGTTTGTAATATCAGTAATTACACCAACATTAATATTAGCAGTTGGTGAATATAAAGTCGCAATTGAACCAACACCACTGACATTCAGAATGGTGCTATTCAGATTATTGATTGTGCCAATACCGGTGTTTAGGATATTGACTGTACCTACACCAGTAGTATTAAAGTCACTGATTACATTATTAATTGTACCAATACCGCTAGTCAGTCTAGTATTGGTGAGATTAGTGATTGTTGAATTAGTACTGGTAAAGGTTGTAATCGTACCTACACCAGAATTAATTTGTCCGTTGAAAGTAGTGGCTGTAACTACACCAGTAACTAATACATCACCAATAACATGCAGAGCAGATGTTGGATTAGTTGTGCCCACTCCAACAACACCCGAAACATAAGCTCCACCAGTAACCTGAAGTCTCTGCGATGCGGTTCCTGTTGTCGTGCCAGATCCAATGAATACAGGACCATTATTAAATGTAGAAATACCAGAAACTTGTATTTGAGAAAATGATGTAGCTGCAGAAACAATTCGATTAATTGTTGCCGCAATTCCCGTAATGCTTGTAATTGTGGCGGCAACTCCAGTCAGGTTTGTGATGATTCCGCTGCTTACATTCAGATTAGCAATTGTTGCTGCAGTGCCAGTCAGATTTACAATCTGACCATTTGTGAATGTGACAGCAACTCCAAGCAGGTTAGTAACAATGCCACTACTTACATTTAAATTAGTAATGGTTGCACCAGTACCAGCAATACTTGCAATCGTTGCAATGCCAGTAATGTTGGCATTTCTAATAGTAGTGATGCCAGTAAAGTTTGCATTACGGGCAGTTAATTCATCAAAGACTAAATCATCAGCAACATAAAGATCACCACCAACATAAAGGTCTCCACCAGTGGTTGTGATACCACCAGCAGATGCCAGTGTGGTAACACCTGTTGTTTGAGTATCTCCAATTACATATAAACTTCTACTTCCGGCATTTGTTGTCCCAATTCCGACTTTTCCGGTAACTTGAAGTACTGTTTTACTTTCAGTACTTGAAGATATACCTACATTAAGTTGTGATTGTCTGCCGGAAAGAAACTTTGACATTTTAGTTAAGTGTTTCTAGAACGCTACCGATAAATTTAATACTTGTGCTGTCTGCAGATAATTGAATAACGTCACCAGACTCTAAAACCAATTTTCCAAATAACAAATCTATTGAATCATTTCCTGCAACTGCCAAGTTCTTGACGATTTCTGTTGTAACTGCAATTCCCGAAACTGTTCTTTTGTGAGAAAAAGAAATCGTATGAGTTACATTATCAATATTTGCAGCTTGAGCCAGCAGCACAACACCCGAATAACCAGTCGGTGCTGTGTAAATTCCAACCGTGCTTGCAGTCGCAACTTTAGTAATTGTCTTAAATACGTTTAATGGTAAAGCCATACTATTAATCTCCTCCTAATGCTAGAATGAATGGCGTCATTGTTGAGAATAAACTTTTTGAATAAAAAGTTCCAGAAATAGTTCCTGTTGTTTGATTAATTGTCACGCCTTCACCAATTCTAAAATTACCAGATTGGTCTGTGCTGGTATAGACGACCAATCCACCGTTTTTCATATCAACCTCATTATCTTGAATTGGCACTCCACCAGCAAAAGGAAGAGCAGTTGTAATGTCTGTTCCAGATCCGATGTATTCAAAAGAATGACCAGAAGCTAAGATTCTACTTTGTTTAAAAAATGGAATCGAAACACCAGCACCGACAACATATGGCACATTTTCATTTGTTGTAATCGTGCAAACTCCTGCAGAAACTGGAGTAGATCTTTGAATCGTATAATATGAAGGTGTTAATTCTATAGTAGCAGTTGCTGTATTTATTCCAACATCCGGAGTGCTAATTGTAATTGTTGGAATTGAAGTGTATCCTCTACCACTTGAAATAATTTCAAAATCAGTTACACTTCCACCACTAATTTCTGCAACTGCTTGAGCTGCAACTCCCCAAGTTGAAACTGTGCTTGGATCTCCAATTGTAACTGTTGGGGTTGTAAGATATCCAGTTCCGCCAGATCCGACAATAATTTTTCCAACAGTATAATATAAGGTATCAAAATAAATTACTTGCCCGTCAAATGGGCGAATGATATTTATTTTTGCGGTGCCACCAGAATTATAAGTGTGAGGTAAAGTAGAAGTTCCAACATTTACACTAAAGGTATATGTTGTCGGAGTACTCAATACAGTAAAAACATATCCATTGTTTCCACTTGGATACGTTACGATTCCCGGTCCAGAAGGGCAAGTGAATTGAAGACCAGATATTGAAACACCCACACCAACTTCAAATCCGTGCTCATTGTTGGTGGTAATCGTTACAATACCAGTTGTATTACTATAAGTTGCATTTGTTACATTAAATGTTGGATTGTTAAATGCTACTCTGAATGTGTCGGCATTAACATCACTAGAAGTTGAAAGTATTCCAGTATATTTTCTTTGCCCAACACCATCAGAAACTAATCCAAAATTACCAAACGAAGCATTGGAGTTTGTAAGATCGCAGGCGCCGCCAGAAGCACAATAAACAGCAATGTTTGGGCAAATTGTAAACAAAGATACTAGCTGAGCATAACCTTCATTTGTAATTGAAACACCAACTCCAGCACTATTATATTGTGTAAATGAGTCAGTAACCATGCTCTTGAGTGGTCCAAGAGCATGATTGCCATCAATCTTCATTCCAATACTATCTGGAATAAAATTAGTGCAGTTACGAATATAAGGAGATTGACTAAAATATCTTAGTGTGTCTGGATCAAATGCTACAATTGCACCACCACCCGTCGATGCCCCAGTAAATGAAACTTCTGTGATGTAATTTCCAGGAGCAACGTGAAATAAATCTCCAGGATTTTGTGGAGTGATTGAGACCTCTCTTAAACTATCACCAACAATACTAACTTGTGGGGGAAGTTTAATGGGGTTATTTTCTAGATAATATCCAGCAGCAACTTTAATAACTGATCCTGTTGTTGAGATTGCAACTGCTCCTGCGATTGTTCGCTTTGCGTCTCCAAGTTTGAGTCCTGTGTTTGTATCGCTTCCGTCTTTTGTGACATAGATAACATTTGTAACTGTTGCTCCGGCACCAACTCTGATAACCTCTGATCCGATACCTACTCTATTTCTTACAGCATAGAGTTCTGCATCATTAATGTTATAGGCTAATTCGCCGTATTGTAGGGCTCCTTGTGCTGGTATTTTTCCAGGCACAGCAGAGCGTTTAATCCGAATCGGAGTTCCCATTTATGATATGCGGTATCTACCAGAAGAAACAGTATTTACTGCTTTCATTTATTTATTCAACTTGCGTTATTCCTTCTCGGGCGATAAGCAAACAAGTTCGTCGGAGGATCTGGTTTCATCCATTCTTCAATCTTATCAAATCTTTCTTCACTATAAAAGTCTTGCTGAACGTACCACAATTTCCAGTGCTCGTGCCCTTTTGACTGGTTACAATCGTGGCAGCAACAGACTACATTTTTTGTAACGTCTAATCCACCTTTTGATTGAGGAAGAATGTGATCAATCGTGAGTTTCTCATCTGATCCACAATAAGCACATTGATGACTCCATTCTTCTTTTATCTTTTGCCTCCACATTCGTTTCGCTTCTCCTGAACTTGTTGTTTGTAGATGAAACAAGTACTCTGAAGGCGAACGGAGGAGATCCATAAGCGATTGCGATTTGAATTATTTATTAAACAACCACTGGTTCTCCTTGACCTTCTGGAAGTTTTATCTGAAGTAGTTCTTTCACTTCCCAAGAACCACCAACTCCACCATCCATATTCACAACAATCTCATTAGTCGGTAGTGCTTTAGGAATCTCAACATTCACGACAGGTCCCATTAGAAACTTATTGCGAGTATAAGTTCTGTTATGTGAATCAAAGGCAACCATATTCAGAGCGTCCATTTCATCACCACAGTCCAGAATCTTTCTTCCAGTTCTTTTATCAATCACTGAAAAATATTCATCACGATACTTGTTCATCTTCTATTTCCTTTTCTTCATTATAAGATGGTTCTGGTTTTCTGTAAAGACCTGGCCAAGTGTCACGAATAATCTCTGCGAGTTTATAAGGAGTTGTTGAGGATATCATAAGTCTTGTGTAAGAGACATTATAAACATAAAAACTCCAAATAGTATAAAACTTATGAGGATGAAGAACATTTTAGATTCTCTACTAATAGTTCTAGTTCTTGTAGGGTGGCGTCGTTTTTGAGAGTGTTTGCTCTATTACTTATGACCCACACATTACCTTTTATGTATCCTTTTGTGGGGTCTATACGGTCTAATGATGGAGAGTTTCCTTGCTGACTTCCTTTACCACGATGACACTCTAGTGGTATTCCAAGAAGAGGACATTTATCAGGAATAATAATATCTTTTTGTTCTATTGTAAAGTCTAATCCTTTTTGCTTTGCTCTATATTTTGCTCTAGACCACATAGCAGAAACTTCATCAATACCTTTTTCTCTTCTTTCTTGATGCAATTCCTGCAATCTGCACCCACAAGATTTTACTTCTGCTTTCGGTCCTATTATATAATCTTTACGAACTTTATTTTTTATATTACCACATTCACATTGACACTTAAAGAAAACATTTTTCTTATCACTATATTGTTCTAAAATAGTAAGTCTCCCATAAGTCTGTCCGACATATGAGAGACCTTTTGGGCGACCCCCTTTACATCGGGGGTCTCTTTTTAAACCTGTATTCCAAACCATTAGCATTACCGCGAGTAATACTATTTATATAAAAATAATATTATAGGGCATTCCCTCTCGGAAGAACCTCATCTGGAAAAACGAACGATTCGTGTGGCTGATCTACTGGTGCCATCCAAGCTCGAAGTCCCTCATTAAGGAGGATGTTTTTTGTGTAGAAGGTTTCAAACTCTGGATCCTCAGCCGCTCTGATCTCTTGTGAAACAAAGTCATAAGCTCTAAGGTTAAGTGCAAGACCAATAATACCAATGCTACTGGTCCAAAGACCCATAACAGGAACAAACAACATAAAGAAATGAAGCCAACGCTTATTGCTGAATGCAATTCCGAAAATCTGAGACCAGAATCTGTTGGCAGTAACCATCGAATAGGTCTCTTCTTCCTGCGTAGGTTCAAATGCTTTGAATGTATTTGCTTGTTCACTATCTTCAAATAGAGTGTTTTCTACAGTTGCTCCATGAATCGCACAGAGCAGTGCTCCACCCAGTATACCAGCAACTCCCATCATATGGAAGGGGTTGAGGGTCCAGTTGTGGAAACCCTGAAGAAACAGAAGGAACCTGAAGATTGCTGCTACACCAAATGAAGGTGCAAAGAACCAACTGGATTGTCCCAGTGGATACATTAGAAACACAGAAACAAATACTGCAATAGGACCAGAGAATGCGATTGCATTATAAGGTCTGATACCCACCAGACGAGCAATCTCAAACTGGCGAAGCATAAATCCAATCAGACTAAAGGCCCCGTGGAGCGCCACAAAAGTCCAGAGTCCCCCAAGTTGGAACCACCTGACGATATCCCCTTGAGCCTCAGGACCCCAGAGCAGAAGAAGAGAATGACCCATAGAATCTGCTGGAGTACTAACTGCCGCAGTAAGAAAGTTTGCACCCTCAAGATAGGAACTTGCCAACCCGTGAGTATACCAACTCGTAACGAAAGTTGTCCCAGTAAGCCAACCACCAAGAGCAAGG